CCCTGTTGCGGCGAGGGGACGACCCCGGCCCGCGATCCGGCGGCCGTTCGTGCCGACGCCGCCGCTGCTGAAGTTCACGGTCCAACTGCTGGAAGCCGTTGCATCCGCTATCTTAGTCTTTCCCGGCTCATCACCGGGGGGATGCCCAATAAATAATTCTAATTGCTCACTCATAATCCCCTTGGCGATTATGACTCCGGCTTTGCGACTTGTTGCGATCCGTTAGCTTTTTGCCGTTGGAGATCTGCAACCGTTTTTTTGTACCAGCCGGTACTTTGCTTACCGATACTCTCTGCAAGCAGACAGATTTCGGCTGTTTGAGTCAGGCTGGTCAAATGTCGTTCTTCACACACTCTTAGCAGTAATTTCAATGCATCAAACTCACACAAAAACTTCATCAGATAATCTGCACGGTGCTCAAGGTTCATATCTGTATTTGCATAACGGATATATTCGCAACAATGAACGGCAAGCATCATCAACTCCGTACCAAATTCATACCGGAACGCCTTGGGGAATTGTTGCCGGGCATCAATGATAAGGTTCAGAAGCTTATACATCGAATTTGATATAGGAAGGTCTTGTGTAAGTGCCATGTTAATTTTTTAATATTTTAATGTATGTATTAGAGGGCGCAAAGTTAATAACTGTAAAGCAATTAACACAATTTTAGCTCAAAAAAGTGAAACCAAAAAGCCCCTACCGGGGCTTTTATTTAGTTAACCCTCTAAGGGATAAAGAATTAAAGGGATAAAGTGTTTATTGCGGCGAGGGGACGAACCCGGCCCGCGATCCGGCGGCCGCCCGTGCCGACGCCGCCGCTGCTGAAGTACACGGCCCAACTGCTGGAAGCGTCATATTCGGTACTAGACCAATACCAGTCGTTTGTAAATATATTTTGATTACCAAACATAGAAGTTATGAGCTCATTGATTTCGGTTTTATACTTGGCCATAAGCATAAGTTCACCCAATGCGGGCAGGTTCCACACGGTTGTATCTTCAATTCCGTCAGATTCAAGCGTACAGGCTTTATAGGCTCTGGCAGCTTCGGCGGCAGGGGCGCCGACAGTTCCCTGGGTGTCCTTGACGCCTGCAAGGGTTTCTATTATAACATCGGTATTTTCCTTGCCGTCGAAGGTATCATAGAGTCCTTGATTACCACTGCCGTAGTTTTTCAGGCCGCGTAGGTCGGTTCCGTAGCCACCCCATTTGAACGTTTTATTGCCGCCTGCGTCAACACAGTCGCTTTTGGCGATAATGAACTGGTGGCATTCGGCACGCATACGGATACCGATACGGATATACTTGGAGCGGTTATTCGCGCTCATGGAGTTCCATTCGGCTGCTGTGAAAAAGACCTGTTCGCCGTCTTCGATACGGAGCGTAGCCAAAGAAAGGTCAAGAAGCGTACCTGACCATTGCATATATTTGGCGATGTCACTTGCCGATGTATTTTCATTAACAGTTGTAAAACCTATTGACTGCAAAGCTGAAACTTGATCTTGTTTATTCAGACGCAAAAGCATTGCGTTAGCGATATTTTTATCCATTTTATTGTATAATATTAAATTAATACTATTCTGAAGCAATAGCTCTCACATGGAGAAGGACTGAATTTTTGTTTTGAACCGTAAAACGCCCGGTATTCAATTCGAATGTCCATGCAGAGTTATTGTCCCAAATCGTTGACGACCAATAGTACTTATCGGTCATCAACATACTGTCACTGCTCCAAAATGTCCGCATCATCTCATTGATTTTATCGCGGTAGCGGTACATCAGAAGCATTTGACCCGATGACGGAAGGAACCAATTGGATTCGTCATCGATACCGTCACTTTCAAGGGTATAAGCACGGTATGCACGGGCGGCTTCAGCAGCCGGCGCACCAATCACGCCGCTATTGTTCTGGTCTTTCAGGGTAGTGATAATCAGGTCGGTATCCTCCTCACCCGTGAAGCAGCCGTACATGGCACCCAGTCCTTTTTGGTTCAGGCCGTCTATGGCTTTACCCTGACCGCCCCAATAGAAGGTAGTAGTCATATCGGCATTATAGCACTCCTGGGCGGCGATTACGAAGGAGTGTCCATGGGCACGGATACGAAGCCCGCGTTTGATGTACAGTTGCTTATTAGCGAGCGTAAGGGAGTTCCATTCGGCAGCAGTAAAGTATGCCTTGGAGTTATCCGAAATACGATTACAGGCAAGATGCAGATCAAGCAGACCGGCGGCCCACTTGATACGTTGTCCAAATTCAGATGCGCGGGAATTCTCGGTGACATCCGAGAAGCCCACGGCGTTCAGTGCTGCCACTTGTGCCTGTTTATTCAAGCGAAGCAGCGTTGCGCTTTGTTCATTCGTCATAGTTACTTGTTAATTAAATCATTAATATCCATATTGTCTTCAGCAAACCGTTCGAGATATTCCTCGTAGGTTTCGCCGTTATAATATTCAAGGACTTCATTGATGTTGTCCAGCGTTACGTTATCATAGTACGGTTCTCCGCCATAAGACTCATTATTGAACCAGTTGATAAGGTCGATATAGGCATCGATGACGGTAAGGATGACAAGGCCGTCGATGCCGGATTCAAGGGATTCGATTTCACCTGTCTCACGGATAACAGTCAAGTGGTACGTGCCATTGACTACCGGTTTGTCCTGTCTGTTACCGTCCTCATCCATACCGGCAACGCCATACTCAAGCAATGCAAGAAGCTCGGAGCCGTCAGCTTTCAGTGTCATGTTCGAGATACGGAGCATGGAAAGTTTATGGGATTCCGTTTGCGAAGCGAGCACGTCACGGAGCATTTGGATGGCATTAAGTTTCGGAGACGTTTCAAGACGCAGCCGCCCGACGTTCGGCATGGATTCTATTTGCAGGCCGGACGGGGCGGAAAGACCGGTATAGGTCAGTTCAGGAAGACCGACAAAACGGAGGCTTGTCATTGTTGGTGGAAGAGAGATGTCATTAATCGGAGAAGTCTCTGCAAGAGTGATGTTCTCCAGTTTGCTACCGGACGCATTGATATGGGCGATACGTGGGCATTTGTCGGTAACGAGCGTAGCGATTTGTGTGTTCCGGATATCGAGTGATACGAGGAAGGGCATTTCGCCGCAGTTCAGCGAGGTAAGCGGTGCGTAAGAACCGATGGATTGTTCTGTATGGGTGTCAGAGCCCAAGATAAGGGTTTCCACAAGTTGCATGGCGGAGAAGCTCACCGTACTTGACAGGGAGATTTCAGACAGGTCGAGCAGCTTCATGCGGTCAGCCTGATAGATATACAGCAAGGCGCCTTCCTCATGTGAGAAGTTGGTGAATACATATTCTTCGCCCGCTTCAAGGAAGCAGCTTTCGGAAAGGTTGCCGCTAGCGTCATTGCCGACACCGAAGTAACCGTTTTTAGTAGCGACAATCCGGATGGTGGCGTTTGATTTGGAAGATACGCGCCCGGAAATTACACCGCTGAAGAAATCACCGGTTTGGAAATAGCCGTCACGAATACGCCAACGTCTTTCGATGAAAGACGGAAGGGCGGTAAGTCCAAGACCTTGCAGGGCATAGAAGTAAATAGCATCAGAGGTGGCGGTATAGGAGATGTATTTCCGTTCACCGTCGTAAGAACTAACCAGTTTCTGCCATTTTTTGAGCCGTTTGTCAATGAAGAAATGCGTAGCTCCTTCGGGTGAGAACGGGTGCAGGGTGACGCCGTCAATGGTCGCCTGAACGTTACGCATGGCGGCGGCAACGGTACGCAGGGAGAGTTCCGTACCGGATGAGTCAGTCCACACTACTTGCTGGAGATAGATGTTATTAAACAGAACGGAGCCGTAGCCAGCATAAGGGTTAGTGAATGTTTCATCGCTCGTCCGGTTGGGGTCCACCTCGGCGTCAACCGTGCAACCACCGTCGTTGTCCTTGCTATTGAGCGTATCGCAGTCATAGATTTTATTCAGGTACATGCGCATGGCATCCTCGGAGCTGTACACACCGTCTGTTACGGAAGCATACTCTTCCAAGAACCACATCGGCTGCATATTCTTGGCGCGTTGGTCAGTGGCGGCAAGGTAGTCGGTGAAGATGTCATAACTCAAGACACTTTCTGGGCAGGCGAATTTATACAGGTTTTCCTTCCATGTTCTTTGCCAGTTCCCGCCTTTGGAGTAATCGCAGGAATCACAGAAGCGCAACCATCGGTAGAGGTTATAGGGCACTTTCTTACCCAAAGCGTAATCAATGGCGAGCTGGTCATCATCGACAAGCGATTCAAAGTAGTAAGTCCATGCCGGGAAGGTATCAGCAGAGATAGTTCCGTTATCCACGAGTTTTTGAACCCATGAGGATTTGTCCGTTTTCATGGCCATCATATCCTGAACAGAACCGACGCCCTGAAACCAGTCCATACCTTGGTAGTTAAGAAGTTCGAAACCTTCAACCGGATTCAGGACGTCACCGGTGACATTCCATTTGCCGTTTTCATACTTCATGGAACCGGACTGCTTTTTCCATGAGCTGTCCTGATACCTCATTATCCGGTACGAACTACCGCAATACAGGGAAAGCAGGTACACGCTGTCCGTATCGAGTCCGTCAGTCTGTTTGAAGCGTATCTCAATTGCGTCTAAAGTTTCGTCAGGAGTACCGAAGAACTCTATGAAGTCACCATAATTCAGGCAACCTTTGTTATAGCCGGGGGTATCTTTGAAGCCGAGGGCGAACTGTTCCCCTTTGTCTTCTTTCCAGTTGCCTTTGGCATGGAAATAGACGTTTTGCAGGCTGTCATCCTTACACCGATAGGTGGCTACCGGGTGATTGGCGGTAGAGTGGTTCATCTGCAAGTCTTCGATATGCAAGTCACCGCTGTCAAATGTTCCGTCAAATGCACGTTGGACAGGTGTCATATAGTTACCACCTAAGGCACGGTATGTAACGTTCATCATTTCACAGGCGCCGCAGTCGTTCGCATTGCCGGAATCGGAGTAATCGACTTTTACGGTAATGACATCGACCGGGATTGTATTATCACCGACCTGTACTTTGTTGATGGTAGCCAAGGCTATTGCACGGCGTCCTTCCTCCGTCGTATCGTCCGGATTAAGTAGTATGATTCGAGTGTCCTTGTTTTTGCCTTTGCTCTTGGCGAGGTAGTAGCGTTTATTCTTTACCGGGCGTTTGGCAGAGGTGGTTCCCTGGTTGCGGGTTTGGACACTCACGGCCTTGAAGTTACGCCACGGGCGTTCGGGGTCAAAGTAATAGAGCGTGATGTATATCTTCGTACTGGTGGAAGTGGTGCCGTCCAGTGCTTCTATATCGGAGCCTTCATAGGGGCATTCGACAATGTAAGGCATACCGCGTGAATAGATTTCGGCAGCCGACGGGCGGCTTTGGGTACTACCCTCGGCTGTCTGGCTTTTAAGGATGTCCTCAAAGGCGTATTCCTTCACCATTACCTCTGTATCGGTCAGACGGACAAGGTAGTTCTTGAACGCCTGTGCCCATTCCATATAGGAGTTCCAGGCCATCATGTAATAAAGATACAAATCACCCAGTTTGCCGTCCATCGTTATATACTTGGTCTGAATCAGGGAGCCGCCGCCCGGAACATAACCAAGGCAGGCGACTTCCTCACCGTTGAGGAAGAGTTTCATCATGGAATACCGTGTGCCGTCACGTTCAACGTAGTTGCTTGCAGGTTCAACAACCACGGCTACGGTTATCTTTTCACCCTGTCGGTAGGCGCGTTCTTCACGACGGGAAACGCCATTGTTACAGAAGATGCCGACCACCCGGCCGGTGACATAGAAACCAGCACCGGACGTTTCGTCATAGCAGCTAAGGAGCAGGGCATCATCATCGGTCACGTTCTTGGAAGCGAAAGCGAACTGGATGGCGGCACCGTTGGATTCGATGGACGAGCCGGCAAACGGGGCATGGTTTAATGACACGCCCACATTCTCGGCTACGCGAAGGCAGTTCTCACCCAAGAATGTGCCAAAACCGTTGGTAGTCCAGTTGGCACCGTCCACTTTCATTTCATAATTACCGCTGACAATGCTATGGTCAGTTTCCTGATTGGTACGGGATGAGAAGTCAAAGTTATAGATGGCGCCTTCTTTTATGGCGGCGTCAATGGCGGAACCGCTAACTGTCACCCGGACAGGTTCGCTAGTCACGTCCTTGCATACGGCGGTATAGTTGACCGTATCGGTGCCGTCAGCCTTGTAGCCCTGCAGTTGTTGTTTGACCTGATAGGTTTTGTTACGACTGGCAGCAATTTGTGTTATCTGCACGTTATTGGCTTTCACGCTGACGGGTGAAGTCATTTCCAACGGGTCATAACAGGCAACATCAAGTTCTACGGTTTCGTACAGTCGGACTACTCCACCGTTTTTATCATCGTATCTCAAGGCGACAAGAGGTGTGGAACTATTCGGGTCAATTACCATGACAGCCGTGTAGATGACATTTCCTTTCACTCCGGATGCGACATCCGTTCCTTGGATGCGCAAGGGATAGGTACCGTGTTCTAGGCCGAGGGAAGCAGGGCGGATTACAACGGAGTGCGAGTAGTTGTCATTTACAACGGTGGTAGACAGGGATTGCCATTCACCATTAATCTTGATGTCAACCTGGGCACTGATACCTTTATCAGAGGTGTTGTTTCCGAACTTATAGAGTGGAAGGCTGAAACTTTCAGTTGTCGGAGTAAGCAGAGTTTCAGGGGTATAGTTGAGCACCTGCACACAGGTACAGGTAATATCAACAGCTGTTACATTGACATTCTTGGAACCGGTATTGCCGCTTTCGTCAGTGGCTATCAGCTTGAATTTCCGAGTACCGGCAGCCGTAAAGTATGCGGTGAAGTCCAGTTCAAAGGAGAAGTCCTTCATGTCACCGGAAGATGCTTTGTTGACGGTTTCAGTCCAGACGGTAAGCCCGCTTTCACGGTCTACGAGTTCCAGTTTCTCAATCAGGTTGTCAGAGGATTCGACACCGTTCGAGGTCACGGAACGAATGGCGGCAAAGGTTCGTAGCGTGGAGCCGTAAGAGCCATAGACAGGTGTCGACTGGAAAGCAATGGCAACAATGGTACCACCAGTTTGACCGCCGCCACCCGTGCCGATAGCGAACTGCACTTCATCGCCAAGGGTTTCACCGGCAGCGTTCTTCATCTGAAGTTTTACAATGCCTTCTGTTTCCACGTTTACGTCGAGGTTGGCCGGAACATAAGCATAGGCGCCACCAGTTGAAAAGGCGTCCTTCCCCCCTTCTGCCGGTTCATCGGAAGTTTCAACAACGGAACTGCCGTCACCATTCCCGAAGGGTTTCCAAAGAGAAGGGGTCGCAAAATCGGACACGGCACCCTGGAACTGCCGGGTTTCCATTTCATACTCGCCTGTTTTGTAAGTAATGATGAGACCCGTTCGCTCATATTTGACGCCAGATTCCTGTTGATAGGAGACAATGGCGGCAATAGCGGTTTCAAGGGTATAGTAGCCGTCTTTCAATGGGCGGATCTCATCAACAATGACGATGGGGTGTGTTACATCGTCAGCGGGCGTGCCGCTCTTCATATCCTCAAGGGCTTGCTTATCCTCGGCGGACAAAAGGCCGGCTTGTTCAAGGGTAGCAGAAGGCAGACGGAAGCTGTCATCCGTTTCTTTACCGGTTGTTTTGGACACTTTCTTAAAATACACATTGAGATAGGAAGCGTCAGACAGGACGGAGAAAGAACCCGGTTTGATTATATCGGAAGGGATATTTTTCATTGTATCTTCCAAAGACTTTCCACGGTTGCCGGGGAAAGCTTCTTCTTCACCTTCCCCAAGAGACAACGGTTCAGGCAGACATTCAGAAGGAACTTTACTTTCTTCGTTCAAAGGAGCGATACCGTTCGCTTTTCCTATCCTTTCCTCAAAGTCATTTATTACAGAGGTCCATTTGTCCCATGTAACACTCTCATTGGAAACAATACCTATTCGTGAGATTGTACAAACTGTACCCAAATACACGCCTTCTGCATTGTCTGACATGGTAGCCAGTTGTATACACGAAGTGAATGATTGACAAACCTTATTAAGCTCCAACCGTTCAATTTGTATATTTACAGGAATCTTAGACGAATCAACAGACAAAATACACCGATAATTCCCAATAGCAGAATCCCCGGAATACATTGTCTTCAATTTATCCTTAAAGCTACCAATAGCAGTAAAAGTACCGATACTCTTAAATGGGTCAGTCAAAGGGCTGGATTTATCAGACACTCCTGTTAGACGTTTCAACAACTCGGCGTCTCCATCCGACAAATCTTTCGCAATCTTATTGACATTCTTCACTAATGCATCAAAATCACCATTCACCATTTTTGCAATGGTGCTTGAAAGTAAATCAATAGATATCTTCCGACCACCACTAACCTCAACATACATATCTTTAGATAACTCGGCTGTATCAGTCAGTTGCTCTATTGTAAGACTGTTTGTCTTCAACGCTTGCAGCACAAGGCTAACAATCTGTTGTTTTTCCGACTCTGTCATTTTATTCTATCTTTATTGTTACAAACTATTTAAATACATCTCAATTTGATGGAGGGTCAGGAGTTTCACCTGGAGCAACCGGCAAATCTTCAAGAAACTCACCATCCCAAGTTACTTCATAAAAAGTCCTGTCATTTTCACTTGACACAAAATTCAGAATTTCTCCGGCACGTAAATCTACTTGATAGCTATTCTTACGACTACTGAAGCTCTGTTCATCAGAATAATACCCATTTATAACGGACATTTTCCCCACAGTATGGACAATGTTGCCATCTACTGTTTCCACAAATGGCACATCAAATGTTACATTCCCATTTGCTGGTTTATCCAATATCACTCTAACATAATAATTGTAGCTGGTAAAAAGACTAGTAGCTATTACTTGGTATCTTATATAAATTTTACCTGCAATTGCAGATGTATATTCCTCATCAACTTCACTACCAGACTTTATGCTTCTCAATTCCCCACTATCAGACGTTAACCTATAAGTGTCATTCTGAATCCTTCTCATAGACACTTGGTTATTCCATTCCAGGACAGGATTTATAGTTTTCACCTTCTGCAACATCTGATTGAATACAAAACTCTTCAATCCTTCGATTTGCTGATTTAGTTCTGGAACATTACTTTCCTTTCTTGCATATCGAATACCATCAAAGTAGACGTAATTACAGCATAAAACACGATTCAGCAATTCAGCAAACCACACAGGGCATCCCATCCCATTTCCAAGCGTAAATAATACAGCTGTATATTCATGGCTGAATAGTTCAACAATATCCTCATCAGAGGTCACGAACTGCTCATTATCCACACCGAACGTCCATCCGTTATCTTTGAAACCACCAGGAACGCGAAAATCAAAAAAGTATTGCATCCCATCTATCCACCAGACAGCATCAAGACGCTGCTTATTATCTTTCATTGAATACTGGATAAGACTGGTTTCTGATAATTCACATTCATCGTCTGTAACTTTAAAAATCTCACTCGTATTCCCATTAATTGTTACAGAATAATATCCACATGGAAGCAGCGAAATATTATAGAAAAAGAGGATCTTATCATCATTCATCTTCCATGAGCTCAATGTTACAGGAGTAGATATATTACTTAAAAGATTATTAATGTAAACAATAGGAGCCTGTTCTTTGGGCGTTGAAATCAGTTCAATAAAAATCCTGTCTGTACGTGCGAATAACTGCACATATTTACTCTTCGCTCCAAACTTATCGGTAGACGGAGAAAAAAACAGTGGGGTAAACGGGCTTATAATCATATTCTAAGCTTTTGTTATTGAACGAACAAATAAATCATATTTCACTCCTGCGAACCTTTCAATCACCCTGCTTACTTCTTTAATGTAACCTTCATAAGCCAGACCATCTTTCAAGACTTTAATCGTTTCATTATCTGTTGATGGAATATCTTCATCATAAGTTGTGAATGAAACGTCTCCACAAGTAATAATACCACTTTCGACGTTAAAATCATCTTTCATCCCTATACCATTGACAACAACATCACTATTGCCGTCAGAAGAAGAATAAGACAGTTTTTTAGTGAACATACCAATATAGCCGGCATTTGCCTTGAGCATCTCCCCCTGCCAATACATAGTATTAAACATCCGAGATGAATCAAGCACACCGTCAATTTCCCATCCGTCCCTTATCATTTTATACCTCTTATCACTTAGATCTAAGTTTACTCCTGCAAAAAACACATTATTATCACTCTCATTGTCTGTGGTATCCTTTCCCCTTTTTTGAGCTAAAAATTCAAAACCGTAAGCATCTGCACGATAAGGACTAATAAGTTCTAATACATTTTCAGTTATATCTACACCTGTAGTATATTCAGTTGTAAAACGAAACTCATCACGCCCATTAATACTTTCATAATCCTGTTTATCATATCCTATTCTAATACGTGAATGGATTCTCGATGCATCGATTTTATACTCAAAATCAGAAATATTGTTTGTCACTTTTTTTATATTACTATTCCCAAATAAACTATCCCGATGTTTAAAGCACACAGTATTCCCATTAATGACAGGAACAAATCCAAACTCTGCTTCCATCCAATCTTTAAATTCTGTATACGAAGTATATAACTTGGCTTTTTTAATACCACGAATACTTTCAGCAGCCAATATTACACAATTATCTAAATTTTCATTATACCCATAATCAATTTCACCTTTTATGCCATCATTTCCACCATTCATACTCTTTAATAATTTACATAAAACCGTATGAGGGGTTATGGCATCTATATGTATAGGAGAATCAATTGAATAATAAGTTATCTTAAATTCATTTATTTTCTTTATCCTGAAATTCGCATAAGTAGTATGACTAGCCTTCATACTGATAGAAAAATAGAACATTTTCCTTTGGCCATAGGCATTAAAAGAATTCCTATCAACCCTAACATTCAACTTAACATTCTTATTTTCTCCATTGAACACACGCACAACTTGTGTGTTTCCACACGTAGAAAGAGTTAAATCTATATATTCTCCATCTCCACCATTTTCATATTCAACATCCATATCTATATACGCATTGATTCCAGATGAAGGAACATCCAAAATATCAGCAATAACCCCCTTCTCTCCTTTATTAAAATCCAAATATCCTCCCTTTGCTATTTCTGTATTATAACTATATACATACACATCAGCAAGTTCAATAGGATTGATGACGTATGTATCATCAACTGTGAAATTCAATAGATTTTGCATATTCAACCTATCATAATAAAGCTGATATGCATCTTTTATCTCATCTACCGAATATTCGTATTGTGTTCCTTTATTAGCCTTTATGATATTAGCGACACTATCATCTATCGAATTAATAGAAACAGTATTTCCATCATAGGTCAATGAACTGAAATCCAGCCGGCAACTGAAAAATTCATCATAAGTATGAGAATTGGTTATAGTATAAACGGTGATACTGGCATTAGAAGCCAGGTACTTGCTCAAATACTCCTCCAATATGAGATCATAGGCTTCTCCCACAAACTGGAATTTTGAAGTAAAGGTTCTAGTTATTCCTTCAAGTCCGGAGCGTTTACGGGAAAACTTTATTTCATCCCAATTCTGAATACAAGATTTGGGAATATCATAGGAAATACTATCAACTGTAAGTACATATTTACAAAGCATTTTAACTCGTTTTGAACGTTCACGAGCAAATATATAGAAAAAGCCAACCGGTTTCCCGATTGGCTAAATTCTTGAAAATTGCATTTTGCAAAAGCAAGACATAACTATTTATTTTTCAACGCAATAGATAAAACATAAAATAATTATGACTTTCTGCATTCTCAATTTACAAATTAATACTTTCATAAAAAAGCTCCGAACCCATATATAAAGGAACGGAGCCTGCCTTTGTCTTAAAACGGTCTCGCTTCACAGCGGTACACTATCTTTAGAAAGTGGCTGCGGAAAGTTCTTTAGATATACGTTCCACCGCTACCCGTATCTTATCATATTGTTTTTGTCCGGCTACTGTCACACCGGAAGTATATTGTCTCATCAATGAAGCATTGATACCTGCCAACTCTGCAACCTTAGTAACATTCAGGAATGAGAAATAGTTGAAGAAAGACTGCATATCATATTTGTAGATAAACTCCAATTCCGGCATTTCCTTGCCTTCTTCTGCCTGCATCTCCTTTATTTCCTCATATGCTTTCATCATATCCTCTTTCGCGGCTTCCGCCGTATCTCCATACCCTGCCAAACCAAAGCCGGGTAAATCTTCCTCAACAAAGCATGAGTAATACCCATCGCTCGCCTTTTCCATGATTACAGTTACTTTCATATCCATTGCTTTAAAAATAGGAGTACGGCAATATACCGTACCCCATTGTCTCAACATTTACAGTCCTTTAGATAATAAAGCGCAAAAGGTAGGGGGATTACTCCCCCAAAAGAACCTTTCTTGCTTTACGTTCCATTCCGGTAGGCACTTCCTGTTTGCCATGCCTTGACAGGGCAAATTTGTTTCCTGTCTTGGGGCTGTACCAAATATCATGATTAGCCCCATGCCTAAGAACGTAACAACCTGCTGCGGTAAGTTCCGCAAAAAACTGATTGTACTTCATAATGTAAAAGACCGTTTATTTAAGACGATACAAATATAGCGTTTTTGCTATAAACAACCAAATAAAAACATAACTATTTTGCTATATTTATGAAAAAGTTATTTCCATACACTCTTAATCAATCGTCAATACCCAATTTCGTGAAGTATAAACTTCCGAGCAGAAGAAATACGACTTCTTACAGTTCCAACAGGAATGTTCAGGATTTCACTTATCTCATCATAAGAATACCCACTAGCATAATATATCACACTATCAATACAACGGGATTTTTTAGCACACCGTTGTATTGTGGAAACCAAATCATCAAACAGTATTGAATGAGCTGTACAGTTAGAAATGGCACTTCCGTCTACCATATCAAGCCCTGTAAAATGTATAAGGGAATTTCTATTGTATCTTATTATATAAGTATTCCTCATTATAATAAGGCACCACGGTTGAAGTGGTTTAGAACAATCAAATTTATCACGATTCACAAGTAGCTTATAAACTGTATCACCGGCTAAGTCTTCAGCATCTTGCATGGAACAGCAGAATTTTCTTGCCACCTTTAATATCCAAGGATATATTTCTGATAATTCCTTTTCAAAGTCCATTGTCAGCCCTCCTTATTAGGTGTATCTTCGGTTCGCCATTAATGCACCTTTCCACGTATTCCCGGTGCATGATACTTTGCTCGTGCATTTCCTTAGCAGAACGCTCGATTGAACTAATAAGAGTGCCTATATCGGGGGGCAATAAGGCAATCATTTTTTTTACCTCGGACACTTCTGCTGTTATCCGATTACACTTCGTCTCTAATGTACGTAATTCTGACAATAAAACATTGTATAAATGCCTATTTATACAATGGATGCTGTTTTTTCTATTCATAAAAAAGTCGTTTGTGATTCTAAAGGAGATGTACAAACGACTGTATGAAATAATTCGCTTTAATTAAAAATTAATCGAATTACAGCATATATGTAAATACCAATATTATCATGTGCTTCTTTTTCTGAACGATATTTCAACATCGGCTTGATGAACGATATTTGCGTAGACAGCAGCGTTAATTACACGGGAATCTATACTCATTTTAAAGAATGTCATTAGAAAAGCAATCTCAGCATCGAAAGAAGAACGAATTTGTTCAGGAGTAACCTTATTTCCTTTATGTTCCTCACTGCGTCTTTCCTCGTTCCGTTTTTGCTCAAAAATTGTAGAATGAAGCAAATAGTCAATCTTCGATATTACTTGTTCATCACTCATATTTCGGGTATCTACATTTAGTTGACCCAATACCTGACGAACATCATCATAAAAGCCAAGAGAAACAAGAGCCTGACAAATACGAAGACTCAATAGTTTGGCACGTTCTTTCAGCATATCCTCTTTGTCCATTACCATAGCCTTCATATTTGAAGGATTAACAATACTTCTGTATTCGACAAGTAATTTAGACGCTATTTCTTTAAGCGTGCTTTCTGACATAGATTTGCAGTCCGAAAGCAAACAAGCATAGTTTCCGCAAGAAAGCTCAATGAAATCATTCAATGTTATCTGATTTAATCTTTCAATCATGACTATTTCAGTTTAGATAACTTATACAGTTCAAATTCACGGTTAGAAGCATCCTGACGCTGCATTTTAAGACTCTTCATCAAAAGGAAATTTGTTCTATCAACCCTTTTTTCTAATCGGGAATAATCATTGAAAACAATGGTATCACCGGAAGAAGATGCAAAATATGTCGGTGAAAATGTAGGAAAGTCCCAATCCGGCATATCAAAATTAGAGATATCTACCTTATCAACATCAGGAAAGACTTGCGCACCTTTAGGAATATCAACTAAAGTTGGAGTATCAGGAGTAATCCATGCTTTTCCGGAATACATGATAACTTCATGTTTACCGGCATCACCAACCAAAGCAGCACCGCCGGGGTGCCTATCATTACCTTTAGTACCTTCTGCATAAGAAGGAATAGGAGTAGCAAGAATTGTTGCTACTTGCATAGCCCCCATTGCCCCGATAACAGCAGCCATAACAGCACCGGCAATCGGACCTAACTGGAAAGCCTCCATAATACCACGAGCCGTCGCAATTCCCGTTTCTGCTACTTGTACCCCTTTGTTCCAAACAGCTTGCTTATGCGCAATCTCTTGCTTTTGCCTTTCCAGCTCTTTATTCTTGGCTTCAGTCTGATCCTTTGCTGCACGTTTACGTGCTTCTGCTTCCTCTTCAGATATGGCCCCCGATTCTGCTAAGTTCTCTATTCGTTCAATATCCTCATCATACTTTTCCTCATTGGCTTCCCGTTCTTCCTCTATTTTCTGAATCTGTCCATCATAAATAGAAGAGACTAAGTTTCCAATGGTCCCCACAGCTTGAGATGCAGTTTGAAGCCACTTTTTCAAGTTTTTCTGACGCTCTTTCTGAGCTTTCTCATCCGCTTTAGTAACCTTATCGATAGCCTCAATCTCCGCTTCTGCTTCTTTTTGGGCAAGGTCTGCTTTCAATTTAGCAAGTTTCTCCTCTAGTTTCTCCCTTTTATCCGTACTCAAATTGGCAGTAGCAAGTTCGGACTCCAAAGCATCAATAGCTGCTTCAGCAGTTTTACGTGCATAGTTTAATTTTAGCTGATATTCAAGTTCTGCATACTCCTGCTGAGTTATTTCCTTAGAAGCTAACTGTTTTTTAAGAGCAAGCGTATCCATAACATATGCAGCATCCCGGATTTCCTGCTCATGCGCCGCATTCTCTGCTATTAATTGTACCTGATCGGATGCATGTCTTTCGTAAAGTTCTTGTTTCTTTTTTGCATATTTTTCGTCAATGAGAAAAACATCTTCACCTGTTTTCTCTGCTGCATCAATTTCTGCTTCACGTTGCAATTCCAACTGGTGCAATTTCAAATCAAGTTCTTCCTGGGACCCCTTTTTTACAACAGCAAGAGCGTTCTCAACATCCTTCTTCTCACGATCAGAATTATACTTAATAGTAAACTCATCTAGCTTTTCCTGCATTTCCTTAGCTAAATTCTGACGTGTAGCAATTTCCTCTTTGCTATTACCCTTGACGGCAGCAATCTTCTTCGAGTAAGCAACACCAATTTTAGCAAGTTCTTTCTCCAGTCCTTCATCCATAAGAGCTAGTTCTGACTCCTGATAAGTTTCACGAATCTTCTGTTTTTCCTTTTCTGCTTTTTCAAGTTCTCGTTTCTCCTTGTCTGTGAGAGTTCTTTGACCTGATGCATTTTGAGATACTTCTGATTGTTTGAGGTCTACTTTATTTAAGTCATCAATTATTGACTCAGTTATAGAAGCAATAGCTTTTTTCCCAGCGGCAACAGTAGTTGCCGTTTTTATATCCTCTTCGATTATTTTTTTAGTACGCCCTATTCTAGTTTTATCATAAATCCATCCATATATAGTCCATTTTCTGAAAGAACCTCTATCCTCAACCTCTTTCTCTAGTTTTTCTCTTTTCTTTATTCCATTTGAATATTCTTTATTCTCTGAATCCAATTGACTTTGCAAAGTTTGAAGATATTCGTCTTTAGCTGCTATAGCGGCTTCATCTGCACTCATACCTTTTTTCAGTTTCTCTTTATACAATCGAATCATATTCTTACGATGCTTCTCTATAACATTAGAAGAAGCCATTTCTTTTTGTGCCCTAGCTACTGCTGAATTATCTGCTTCATCTTGCAATTGAGAGTAAGACTTTAATTGTGACGCCGCTCCTCTTAATCCTTTTGCCAAGAAATCTAGGACTTCTTTCATTGGTCCTTTAGAATTATAGAAAGAGAGCATAAATGCTTCCCACGCAGAAGAAAGTCCCGCAATAGAACCTTTAACATTGTTACTCATAGTATCTGCCATATCTGCTAGTTCTTTATCCACGCCTGTAATTTGGTCCCTCAATGGAACAATCTTATCGGCAGCGGTAAGAAACGCATTGAAAGCAGCAACACTCCGTTTATCAGTCATTTCAAGAGTACTATTCAAATCTACTCCCTGCTCTTTCAATTTTTGCAATCCAGCGACCAACTCAGGTAATGTTCTTACAGGGCCACCTAACGACTTGGCAAGTACACCGTTTGTATCAGCTAAATTTAGAAGAATATTACGAGTAGCAGTAGCAGACATTGAAGCGTTAAAGCCAGCGTCTGATAATTTACCTAGTAAAGCCAAAGTATCTTCAATAGAGAAATTAAAAGCCTTAGCTACCGGTCCAACGATTGGAAGTGCAGTAGCAAGATATGAAAACGATAACGCACTCTTTGTTGTAGCAACAGCCATTGCAGATACATAACGTTCTGTCTCACGAGTATCTGCATTGAACATTCTCAATGCAGCTCCAGTTAGCGAAGCAGCTTCCCCTAACTCTGCACCGGTAGCTTGAGCAAAACGTAAAACCGATTCTGTTGCATCTAATATTTCTTTCCGTGTAAAACCTAACTTGGCTAATTCTATCTGCAATTCGGTAGCTTCAGAAGCTGTATATTTGGTTGTAGCTCCCAACCTTTTAGCATCAGTGGTTAATTCTTTAATATTGTCAGCCGTCGTACCTAAAATCGCTGCAAGTTTGCTATTAGCAAATTCAAATTCAACAATGGAACCAACACCTTCACGCAGTTGCGTAAACATCTTAACAATCCCTCCAACAACAGCCTGTGCACCAATATAACCGGCAGCCCACCCTTTCAAACCAGCACTAACCTGATTTAATCCAGGAGCCATCTCCGTTTTAAGTATTTTTCCTGCATTCCGAGCAATAATACCCATATTCTGCATGGACTTATTACCGTTCTGTATCTCAACCCATGCAGCCTTTACTTCTTCCCGATATGCACCAATAGTCATTTTCTGCTGAGTGTACCGATCAGAGTTACGCTTTATGTAATCAGTGTTGATTCCGATTGTAGAATTAAGACGGGCAAGTGTACGAATATAATCCTCATCAGTATCTTTCAGTAAATCAACAGCCTTTTGAAGTTGCTTATTCATTTCCTTTGCCTGGGAACGGCTGTGTACTTCCTGATTAGTTAGTGTTATTGCTGACCGGATAATCTTTAATCGCTCCTCTTCCGATAGAACAGCTTTCTTACGTGTAATATTGCCGGCATTCTGTGCTTTTGTCAAGTTAGCTTCCGCTTTAGCAGCCTTTTCCAAGGACGCAGCATTATCCGAGTTTGCCTTGGTTAGTTTCTTCAGTTCAGCAGCAGATAATTTCTCTACATTTAGCTTTTCCTCTATCTTCTTACTGACAGTTTGAGTTATTTCAGACTGTTTTCTAAGAGCCTCGGTTAATTCAGCAGATGCAGAACCAGCCGTTTTTGCTTGAGTATTATAAAGATTACTCAACTTTTCAAGATCAGCAACGCCTTCTACATTTAGTTTCAAACCTTTTGCTAATTCTTTGGCCGCATTAACATAATCAGCCCTCACACGCTCAATAGTATTATCAAGCTCCACCAATTTCTGCAAATCGTTCTCATCAACGAAATCTTTTAATTTTAAATCTGCCATAATTACAGGTAATGTCTATATTCAACAATCTTTCCTTTTATCTCAACTCCTAGTTTATCAAAAGCATAGGTACCATCTTCTTTCTGATAAACGACATACATGCAACCATCCAAGACAGCTGCTTTCTTTGCAAGATCACTGATACGTTCCAGTTCACTCTGCATCTTTTTTATTTCGCAACTACAAGCCATTTTCTACCGATATCCACATTCTGAAAAGAAACGTTCCATCCAGGGACGGAGATACATAATATTAAAGTACTCTTTAGCTGTATCACCAATGCCTAAAATCTGCTCACCGTATTTCTTCTCAATAGAACTACCGTCCGTAAATCCTTTCGTTGAGAATCGAAGCCCGGAATCAATTCTATCGGCAGTTATGCTATCATAGAAAGTACCAGTAATAAAGAGGTTAGGTACCTCAACCGGACGCGGTGGCAAATAAAGCATCTCACTTCTAAGAGGTGGAGTTATCCTCTCCTTCCATCGTTTATATTGTTCCGCACGGTTCTGCCAGGGACCGGGCTCGTTAAAATAGGTGTCAGTATCATAATCAGGATTCAATAGATGTTCAGTACCGTCCAGACCGGAATATAATTGCTCCTGAATGCAATCAACGAGCACATTCTTATGTTCTTCCATACACCTAATACATTCCTCTTCAAACCCGGATGCAATGGAATGAATAACTCTATGTAATTCATCAAAATCTGCCATACAGTAAAAATATAACGGGCCGGGCTGTAATCACACCCCAGCCCGTCGGTTACTTAGTTATCGCATCGTACACTTCCGAGAGCTTCTTCTTGCGGTCAGCTTCCTTCAGTTCCTGCCACACGACTTTAATGTGTGCATTAATAAACTCTTCCTTCGTCATGCCCTTCACAGCAACTTCGACGAACGTAACATTATCTACCTTCATGCCACCTGCTCGATACCTCTGATTCCTTTTTCATACAATACAGAAGGAGCTTTCAACGAAGGAACCGCCCCGGCTTTAGGAACAATGGTAATGACACCATCCGAATATGTAGCGGAAGTTACGTTATTCATAACTTCAGCAGCACCATCAGCAATAAGACTGCCAAATTCTTCTGTACGGTCATAACCACCAACAACTTCAACAATTTTGTAGGTATTTTCAGTCTCCAACTTTTGAAGCACAACATCAACCAAACCTTTAACGAAATTTTTGGGATTGAAGTCTAACTGAACGTAGTCAAAGTGCAATTGGCTGTCTTCCACATCTTCATGTGAAAAACTAACAGTCATCGCAGACTTAGCACTACTGGTCGGGTACTGTGTCACGGTCGGGTAAACAGTAGACATCGGAATACCGGCAAGGATATCTGTGTCATCATTATAACCGATCAACATATTATCCTGATTCCAAAAGTAAACGTCCCATCCTTTATTGGCACATTTCAGAAGCTGAGCATTCAAAACCTCATCAAATTTCTTCAAAGTGAAGGTGTCTGTTTGAGCACTAAGCCCGTTGTATTCACTTGCACCGTACCCTACAGCATTAACTTGGGGCTCTCCACCATTCTTGGCATACTCCAGGAATGGCAAAATAGGGTAAATACGCCCGGGACGGTCTGCATGGCACAATTCGAGCAACTTCTCACCTGTTATATCAGCAGGGAGTTTGACACCATGTTCTGTCAAGATAGCACCTTTGACTTTTTTCCAGTCAATGCTACAAGCAGAACTACCAGTGTTCATCCGGGAACCCTTACACGTTCTAATCTTTCTCATTTTCTTCTACAATTAAGATTATTAATTTTTATTTCCATCGAGCGTATATTTATGGCATCAATCGGCTCGCTCACAGCCTCACCGGAATCTGTATAGGCTCCGTATCTGCCATATGAATAGTTTTCTGAATAACTATGTTTCACTTTTTCGTCATAGTCACAGTCGAACCGAGAATCTTCATATAATACTTCCAATAAACGTTTATAGATTGGCCGAAGGATATTTTTAAAAGATGTGGTTCTGCGCATCTCATTGCTCCACTCTTTACAAGAAGAGCATGCTATAATTAACGAAACCTTTGCTTTTGAAAAATAATCCGCGTCACCTCTATCCTCACTAATTGGAGTGAATAGTGCAACCAATGGAAACTTCCTTTCAGACTGGGCAGAAGACTTACTGTATTCATCTAAAATATCTTTGATATATTGACTGCTACCGAAGATGTAATTCAACCTTGGGGACTTCACAACTTTAGTTCCCCCTTTCCCATTTGGATAGAGGATTTCAAGCCCTTCTGGAAGTTCCTTTACAATCTCCTCAAACAGTTCTGTTATATCTAAATCTATCATAAATTGAAAGCATTAATTGGGGTCAAAAGATTCTTGGTTATTTGCACATCGAAAGGACAATCATTCGACATAGCCCATTCAACAAACTGTTTATTCTTCTCTACCATGCTATTCCATGTGCTTACTTGTCTCTTCAAAGGAGCTACATATTCATTAGCACATTTCAAACGGACAAGCCCGGTTATTGTAGCCTGGGTGTTTGCGTCACGAAGAATATGATAAAAGACATAGTCAGCGAACGGTTCACACAGCTTCTCGCATAATACTGCATATCCGGACTGGGGGGCTTCCTTCTCTTCTGAAATATCAACTTCATCTGAAGAATCTTCCTTTTCCCGTTCAATAAGCTCCAAATAATCTGTGATAGCTTGGGAAAGAGTCACACCAACAACATTCCGGAGAAATTCGGGCTGAAATGCCTTAATATACCCATTTATCACCTCATTCACAGCAAGAGATTGGGGCGAAGGCATTTCAGCGACCGAAACATTCTCAATATGCCTGGGACCTGACATAAAATATGAAACATCAATCAACATAGCGATAGTTATTTAGAAGTCTTGCTTTTCCCGGTTTTCTTTTCATCTTCCACGGAAACGGCTTTATCATCTGTAACAGTTACCTCCTTGGCATCTTCCTCTTGCAAATCTTTTGAATCGGCAACCGGAAGATTCTTTTCATCAGAAGGCACCTGTACTTCAAGTTCTGCAATGCGAGCTTTCATTGTTTCACGCTCTTCTGTCAGTTCAACAATTGTCTTATCTTTCTCTGCAATGGATGCAGTAAGCCTGCCAATCTCTTCATTTTTCTCTGCAAGCATACATTCCAATGTCTTTCGGGCATCTTCTTCTGTAACAAGACCACATTCGGAAATAGGGATGAGTTGAATCATCCCTCTATTAATCCGAATGCGTTGCTCTTTAAGCACATTGGTTACATCCTTATCGTTACCTCTAAGTATGTAATCCATAATCCTACGCTTTAGTTATTGCAGTCTTCAATGCGGCCAAATCCCCATAAGCGAAAGCCCACGGCATATAAATCGGGAAGATAACTTCTTCTTGTGCCATCAGCACAACCTCATTGCAAAGCTTGGTCTCCACATCTTCAGCCCATTCAAGTGTCAAAGTGGTATAATCAACCAAATTTGCGGCTTGGTTAAAGTCACCCAAAAGATACTTACCTGGAAGAATACCACCATACTCGATAATCGGACGACCGGCAATATATTTCACCCCATCAACCATTTTAACGATACCAAGATTACGTCCTGTCGTATCTTTCTCTGATTCCATACCGTTAACAGTCATTGGATTAAGAATAATAGCATTCGGAAAATACTGGGCATATGTCATTGCGGCGAAAGCTGTTTTCACTACATCTTCAGAGTTGGGTTCCTCAATGTTCTTAAAGCCGGCTTCATGAACACTGAATGTCATTTTATCCGTAGCCGTTTCAGCACCGGAGAACGCGACACCAGGAATAAGGATACGACCATCTTCCATTTTCACAAGAGCGTGTGTTTTGTTCAGTTCTGTAAGAACAGCGGCGCCAGCGAACGTGATACTCATTCCATCAAGAATCAAATCCTGTGGTTCTGCAAACTCTACAATCACATCCTTATCACCGTTATATCCGGTAATAGCTTTTACAGCACCAGCGGCACCTGTAACAATGGCTGTACTAATAATCTTCTCTACAGAAGTCACCCCAGTATTATTAATAATACCAAGCAGATTCTCACCATTACCGTCACCAAACAAAATGTTCCAGTCTTCTGCCATCCAAACAGCTTCAGGAAGCATGTTCAAGATGTAGGAACGAATGTACACTCTTGATTTCAACATACGTTTTGAGATACGGATATGAGTACCAAGGCGCTTAGTTCCTGTCTGTATCTCTTTTACCTTGATACTTGATTCCGGTAAACGACCGTTCTCTGTTACAAAACGGGCATTGCGGTTGAAAGCATATACTTGCGCATAGGCGAGTTGAGGATATGCAGGATCAGCTGTCAGCGTCGTTAATACATCACGCATATGCAACTTTTTGTTGGCAACCTGAGTCACAACACGTTTCTGTTGTTGAGTAATCAACAAATCACCGGTGTAATTGTCAGTCATGGAAACGACATCTTTCAAGGAGAAGCCGTCAAATTCTCCTGATTTGCGTGTTTTTCCTTCTGCGAAATCTCTGAATTTTTCAGAATCAAGCATCTCGTTCAACTTCTCATCGAACTTGTTGATAGTATCCATAGAAAGACCTTTCTGCTTCATTTTCTCGATACTTTCACCTAGAGTTTTAACTTGTTCTACAAGTTGCTCGTTGTCCTTTATCAATTGCTGGAACTTTTCTCCATCATAGGCTTTCAATAGATTATTGATGTCACCAAACTGTTTCGTTACCTCCTCCGGTGAGGCAAATCCTTCAAGTGACTTGTTAACTACTTCACACATCATGCCGACGATGTTTTCCATAAACGCCTTCTGTTCTGCCGGCAAGCCGTCCGTTTTCAGATTAAAATCTGATACTGTAAATTTTCTAATTGGCATAAAATTTAAATTTTAAGTTATTTATTCTCGAAACAGCTATTCAAACTCTTAAAATCGAGTAAAGTGCCATTATCAGCGGCTTTAATCGTCACTTCATCGTTCCCATTTTCCCCGTCATTCTTTTCTTGAGTGTCAACAGACGGCTCATTTTTTCCGGTGGTATCTTCAGAAGTGTTTTGCAGAATAGCATTCGAACGATATACTTTTCCCCAACAGTGGGGACATCTTACATAATTCATAAGGTCTTGTAGACCCTTTTGAGAAAATTCTTTCTTTTCTGATTTGACAGAATCAATAAGAGAAATTACTTGGGTTCTAATCTCCGGAGTGAGCTTCTCCATTTCTTCCCTTACAATGTCCTGTGTTATCCATCTCTGATAATCAGCAGCATAATCTAATACCTGTTGGGCAAAGGTATGCTCCGTTTCTGCATCATAATCAAATTGATGACCACAATGAGGACATGAGACAACGGCACCACCGTTGAGGCTCTTCAGTAATAAACTTAATTCCATATCGTATCCTTTTAAACGTTCATCACTATATCCATGCTGCAAGAACGCTTTCCGAACGAAATCAACAGCTTCCTTTACCTGGTCGGCAGTAGCAGATTTGATATTCACAAGGAATGTTTGAGGATTACTTCCCCAACTTGTCAATGTTGAATATTCCATCATACGCCATTCAAGCACCTTACAAGGATCGATAGAATCCCTTTTGATGGCTTTTACTCCGATAGAATGTTCAAGTGTTCTGCCATTCTCTGCAAACAGCTTATAATCAGCCAACGTGTCACGTCCAATCTGTTTTTCAAGATTTAACTGACCGACCATAACCAAATTACCTTCTGTTTCCTTACCACTCAACGGAACACCTAACAACTGGTCTGTACGATGATTCAGGAACCAACGCATCCGACCAATATTTTCTTTCAATGTCTTATTGAATGAGCCGGGCATAGATATGTCATTTTGTGAGTCCTTCACACCGATACCGTTCACCGCAACGGTAACGATACCCTTCTCATCAACATCATTTGCCTTTGTCTTGTACTGAAGGCTTTTGATTTTCTCTTCCATCTTTTTCATCTCCACTTTTAGTGTTAAAAACTCGATTTACTTTATCCAGTTCCTCATCTGACATATCAAATTTCAATTTGTCAAACAAGGGATTTTCTATCATACTTTCGCCTATTTGGGCACGCCAGTCATTGAGTGTTATAAGCCCACATGAGAATTGTTCACGACAACGTTTATTTATATTTGTCTTTACGTCCTCGGATTCTTTCAATCCTTCCTGCAAACAATCAACATCAGAGAAATCACAATCCAAATAATATCCCCCTCCTTCAAGACCAAGGAAAGCTGTAAAATCCTTGCAGAATTGTTTGGCCATAGGAATAACAGTTGAACAATATACGCTCTTTTCAGCAGTAGCCTGATTGCTAAATGTGGACTGGTCTTTTCGCGGAACAAGAACGGCTGGGATGCCATATGCCCCTGCAATATTTATTGCATCAGCCAAGGTTTCTTCAAACGGTTGTAACTCTGTAATAGAAAGATTAGTACGAACAAAGTCAATATCTGCGTCTGAAATACCATAAGGAACCTGGCCCTTTCTTA